AAATATTATTATTTAGTTTTAATTTATTAATTAACTGATAAATTTCTTCTAAAACTTCAATATTTAATTTATCTAATAAATTTTCAATTATTTTATTACTGTATTCTAAACAATTTGTTTTAAATGTTTCTATTAATTTGTTATCTTGATTTATTGTTAAAATATTCAAAAACTCCATAACTAACTCAAAATAACTTTTCGAAAATACATCATTTTCAAATTCATCTTTATCACTATCTATACTATCATTTTCAAAATTATTATAATTTACATATGATTTTAAATTAGTATAAGCATTCTGTATATCTTGAAATTTTTTTTTTGATTCTGGATGATTATTTTTATCTGGATGATTATTTAAAGCAGCTATATGATATGCACGTTTTAATTCATCAAATGTTAAATTATGTAATGTTTTATAATCATATTTATCATTTAAATTTAATAAATTTAAGTATTCATTTATTTTCATTTATTAATTTTAATAAATATAATATATAACTCTCTAAATGAAATATTGGTCTATAATTATTATTATATTCTTTAAAAAAAGAAAGTGTTTTTAATGATAATTTTTGAGAGATAATTTTTGTTAAAATTATATTTTTATTTTTGATTAATTGGCTCAATATATAAAAACAACAATCATAAATATTTAAATGTAATATTAAAATATCATATAATAATTTTCTTAATTCAATAATATTAATTGAATTAGCTAATAATTTACTAATAATTAAATCACATAAAGGTTGATATTTATTTAATATAGTTTTATTTTCATTATTTAAAGTAATGTTGTTTAAAGTATTTAAATTATCAATATTTTGTAATAAATCAGAATTTTTTGAGAGAAACTGACGATTATTTTTATTACATAATTTTAATAAATTATTATCTGATAATTTTGTAAAATATTTTACCTTGCAAATATTTAAAATCGGTTTTGGTATAAAACTAATACAATTTGTTATTATAAAAAATCGTATAGTTATATTTCGATCAATTATTTTTTGCATATAATTATAAATAATATCTATTAAATCATTGTTTATTTTTTCAAAATTTTTCAATAAAATTATACCAAATTTTTTTTTACTACATTGTATTATATTAGTTATATAATTAAAAATTTCATGCCATAAGTACTTAGTATTATAGTATAGTAATTCTATATTTATCTCATAATGTATATCACTAATTTTAAAAAAAAAATCTGTTTTTTGTAAATTTAAAAGCAACTTTTTCTCATAACGTAAACTACTTGGACTATAATTCTGTATAATTTTTAAAGCTGTTTTATATTTAAAACATTCTGATGGACCATAAAATATAATATTATCAATATCATTTAAATTTTCTTTAATTTCATTATCTATTGTTATATTTATAAATTTATCTTCATTTAAAGTAGAAATAAATGTTTTTTTTATTAATAACATATCTAACAATAAATAAATAATTATTTTTAATATATATTAAAAATAATTACAATAATCTTAATAACAATAAATGTTAATTGCAGAAAATTTATATTCTATTGACTATAATAATATAATTATAACACATTCTATAAAAAATAATATCCAAACCAATAATAATTTTTATAAAATTTTATATTCTAATGATTTTGTCACTTTGAATGGAATTTATTGTTATTTTAAATTACAAAATATAACAATTGATAGACATCAACAAATAATTTCATTCTCTAAAGATTTAAATTTTAATACAATTAATAAATTAATAGAAATTGAATCTACATTATTAAATCAATATTCAAAAAATAAAGACAAATCCTTTAAAATTTCTGAAATATTAAACAATAATTGCATTAAATATAATTTTATAGAGCATTTAGATTATAATAATAATTTACGAAATAAAGAATCTAATTTAGTTAGATATTTTCAAGATTTAAAAAAAACAGATATTGACTTAATAATTAAAATTTCTGGTCTTTGGGAAGCAAATAATATAAATGGACTTACATTTAAATTTTTATCCATCAGTTGAAAAAAAAGCTAATAATATATGTAATATAACTATAAAAACAAAATTTATAGCAGATAATATATATGTCGCATTTTTAGCAAATATGGTTTCTTTGTCTTCACCATTTTTATTATTATTATGCAATTCTTTATAAATATATTTTACAATTAATATCAATTGAATAATAATTAAAACTGTTGATATAAAAGAATAACTATGATAAGAATCTGCTACACGATTTGAATTTATTCTATAAAAATATGTAAAATTTAGTAAAATTATATAAAAAATAATAAATAATGTTAAAAATATTGGTAAAACATTTTTAAAAACTAATTTTATATAATCAAAATTACCTATACTACTTTCTAAAAGTCCTTCTTTATGTTCTTTAGCTAAATCTTTACATTCCTTGCCCATATTACAATTTATATCGTTATTTCTTCTAATCAAATAAAAAGATATAAACAGTAATATAATTATAGCTATAAAAGTTAATCCATATCCCCATATTGTAGTTGATGCTGGTCCAATAGTTCCATCTTGACTATAATTTTCTTGAAAAAAAATTTTAATAACTATTCCAGCAAAAGCTAAAATAATTATATTTAAAATATCTAAATTGATATTAGTAGATAAACCAAAACCAAAAATACCTCTTTTACCTTTTAAATCTGCTAATAGTTCTTCTTTTTTTTTAAAATCTTCTCGTCTTGAGTCACCCATATAAATAATTATATTATAATAATATTATTAATTATATATTCTATAACAATTTTTACATAATGCAATATATTCATTAGAACCTATAAAAATTAATTCTTTATTATCTGTAATTCTATGTGAAAATTCAGATAAATTTTTACAATTTTTATTACTACATTTACCCGACATTTTATAAATTTGATTAGCCATTTTTTTTAAATCTAATAAGTCTCCAAATTGATTTTGTTTATAATCTAAATCTAATCCAGAAACTATCACATTTTTATTTAATATTTTTATACAAAATTCTGTCCAAATTTTTAAATTGGTGAAAAATTGCGCTTCATTTACTAATATCCATTGAGATTCAATAAATCTATCAAAATTTGTTTTAGAAAATAATTCTTCTAAATTTGTTATAACTATACAATCTATTTCAATTTTATCATGAGAAACTATTTTATTTGTAGAATAGCGATTATCTAATGCATAATTTACACATAAACATTTTCCTAAATTTTTTACATCATTATACCTTTCAATTAATTTTGTTGTTTTACCTGAAAACATAGGACCATATATTAATTCTAATTTACCGGGCATTAATTATTTAAATTAATCGAGATTTTAATTATCAATTATTAAAATTTATATTATTCAATTTTATTATTAAAAAATCTTAACTAAATTTCATTACTGTGATTAGTTTATATACCTGGATATTCACTTCTTTTAAATTTTTAATTAGATTATTATAGTAATTTATATATTTATATTTATCGGAATTTATTTTAGTATCTAATTTTTTGATTTTTGTAGAGTTTTTTATAATTTCATTTAATAATTTATTTATAGTTTTTACATTATTAACATCATATTTGTATTGTATGTTAATATAATTTATTAACTTTTTGATTTCTTCTTCTATTTTTTGTTTGTATCTAATAAATCTAAGATATATTTTTTACCATAATAATTTACAATATTATCATCTTTTTTTTCATAATTTTCTAGTAGTGATTCTAAAAATTCTTTTATCTCTTCTATTTTTTTATATCTTTTGTATTTCATTTATTTTATCTCTTAGTGTAATTAAGACTGGTTGATGATCCTCTTATCTTTTATTTGTTAGTGCAATTAAGAGTGGTTCATCATCATCATCTTGTTTTTTATCTATTAGTTTAATTAAGAGTGGTTCATCATCATCATCTTGTTTTTTATCTATTAGTTTAATTAAGAGTGGTTCATTATTTTGTTTTTTATTTGTTAGTGCAATTAAGATTGCATCATCTATTTGTTGTTTTTGTGTTTGTTTTTTATTTGTTAGTGCAATTAACATTGCATCATCAATTTGTTGTGTTTGTTTTTTATTTGTTTCTGCATTTAACATTGCATCATCAATTTGTTGTGTTTGTTTTTTATTTGTTAGTGCAATTAAGATTGTATCATCAATTTGTTTTTGTTTTTTATTTGTTAGTGCAATTAAGATTGCATCATCAATTTGTTTTTGTTTTTTATTTGTTAGTGCAATTAAGATTGCATCATCATTTTGTTTTTGTTTTTTATTTGTTAGTGCAATTAAGATTGCATCATCATTTTGTTTTTGTTTTTTATTTGTTAGTGCAATTAAGATTGCATCATCATCTTGTTTTTTATTTGTTAATGTAATTATTATAGGATACATTTGTGCAATATACTCTTTAGATTCTTTTACTAAGTCTGCAATATTGTCTTTTTTTTTTCTATCATTTATTTCTTTTAATTTTTTACTTATTTTTTCTTTTATTATTTTGTCTATTTTACTTTCTAAAATTTTTGGAAAGCCTAATATAGTAGGTAGTAATTCAATCTTCGTTTGTTCATCACTATCAATCTTTATTTCTGGCTTTATTTTAGATAATTTAATTTCACTAATATAATCGGCTTTTACTTTTTTAATAGATTCATCACTCGTACTTGTTTTAGGGTCTTCAGATTTAAAATTTTCATTTAGTATCCTTATATAATTTCGTATTATATCATAATTGTTTGAATTTGATAAGTTAATATTATTATCAATATGTTTTAGTTTATTTGTCTTAAATAATTTACAAGTTATTTTTAATATTAATTCATGTAAATTACTAGGTATTTTTTCATCATCATTATATGATATATCAAAATCATCAATTATACTATCTATTTGTTTAATAGATCTTCTATTTATTATATTTGAAAAATCTTTTAATTCATTTGATTTATTAAAATGATAAATTAAATCTTTATTTAATTCATTAGATTTTATTTTAATTACCATAATTATTATTATATATAAGTATGTAAAATAATAATTAGTTTTTAATTAAATGTAATTATCATAATTTATACTACTTTGCTAAAAGTTGTCTAACTTTCATTAATTCTGTTGCAGGTTGTAACCCTTTTTTTGGTTTATAAATATTTATTAAAAAATTATCAGTTAATAGTAGTATTTTTTTTAAATCATCATCCTGTGTAAATTTTTGATAATTTGCTTTTTCATATAATTTTGATAAATTTGTTTTATATTCATCTTCTGATATTAATTTACTAGCTATTTTTTTATCTTTTAAAGTTTTGTCATATACTTTTTGTGCAAGCTCTAAAGTATTTCCATATTCATTATCTTTAAAAAATTTATTATAAATTTCGCTTATGTTAGAAAATCTACTTGCCAAAATATAATGTTTAATAGATGACCAATTATTACCATCAATAATTAATGTTTTGCAAATATAATCTTCATCTAATTTTTTTCTCCAATCTGAGTACAGTTTTTTTTTATTTAGCTCAATTACATTTTTATTAGTTTTTAATTCTGGTGATATTTTTTCACCTGTTCCATAACCTACTTTTTCATCACGAGAACGATTATATATTTGAATAATAACCGAATCATCATAAAGTTCACTTGATATTTTAGGTAATAAAGAAGTTTCTGTTTTTTTATCAGATTCAACCTTAATATTATTACAATTAGCTAAATTTTTAAAGTCGGGTATGTAAGAATAAGGACCAGCACACTTTTCTAAACATTTTTCTAAAATTAATTCTTTTATTCTATATGGTAATTCTTTAAAATTAAAAGCAGCTTTGTTTATATTTTTATCATAAGTAATTAATTTGTAATGTTCATTCATAATATAATCAGTTATTATATAATATTTAGGCTCAAATATTCCTTTTTCTTGTATAAATTTATCACTATCACCACATTGCATTACATTTTCTATTTCGCCATCTAAAAAATGTTTTTTTGATAAAATTATAAATTTAACATTATAAATCTTTTCGATTGTAGAAATAGCCCAAGAATCAGCCCAATAATTATTAGTTTTTATTACTTTTTGTAAATCTTCTAAAGAATTAACATCTTTCATAAATGCCATTTCATGTAATAAATATTCTAATTCCTCTTTTTTATCAGTTTCAGTTTTTAGTTTACTTAAATTTATTTTAGCATCTTCTGTAAATTTCATTTTGTCAGTTAAACTACCTGTTCCACCAATATAAGCTTTCAAAGTTTTATGAGTGGTTTTTATTTTACTAATTGATTGAACAGTTGTTTTTAATCCACCATAATAGATATCAAAAAATGATTTATAAGTATTGTAAACTTCTTCATCTGCTTCTAGTGATAGTCTTTCTCTTATACTTTTAACTGATACTATAATATTAACACTTTTTAAAGCATCTCTCAAAACTGCAAAAAAACAATCCCCGCCTCCTTCATTATCTTGAATATTATATTTATGACTTTTTAAATATTTATTAATCCATTTGTCTTCCAAATTTTCACTATAGTTTTGAATTTCAATATCACTTTCTTCTTTACTTTGTTCTAGTATTAATTCAGGAATCGGTTTTTTATCTTGATCTAGCTTTTCGTCATCG